GTTACCCCCAAACGAATCGGAAAACCGATACTGGAAAAACTCTAACTCGGTGGCCAGTTTTTGTTGACCACTTCAGTGTGAGAAATGTGGTAAAGCCGTTAACTGGAAGACTGCACATATCGATCATAAGGATGAGGTCGTTCACCACAATGAACCAGATAATCTAAGGGTGCTCTGTCGGGCATGCAACGTTATGCGTTCTCGTGTGCATATTCCCCAGCATACGGTCAAAGGAAGACATTCGGTGACCTACAACGGTGAGACAAAAACACCAACTGAATGGTCCAGAGATTCACGTGTTCGGGTATCTCATTCAACGATCGTCAGGCGGTTGAAAAGCGGAATGACTCCTGAAGAAGCCTTATTTTCTGAAAAGGTTACTCACCGATCTGTTAAAGCAAAAAATCGACAGCCAACCTACGGCGAGTATCAGGGACCGAGAAAGGAGAGCAGAGCATGAGCCTAGAAGCGACAGCCAAGTACCATTACGCAAAGACCCAGAATTTTAGTGGCATGGCACCCCAAACTTCACCAGACACGCTCACAGGCACTGATTACATCGCAGCAATGGGAATGACCATGTCGCGCGCTGCTATGGGTTACTGTGCGTTTATGGGGAAGATAGGGGTAAGCGAGAACGACGCCCGACGCGCCGTTTCCCTGTTAACTGATTTTGCACTGCAGACCTGCGACCGGGTTGCCGCCCTTCGCAAGCTTGAAACAGATATTAAACCAGCTGTGATGCAAGTGCTCGCAACTTACGCCTACCTTGATTACTGCCGCAGCGCCGCCAGCGTAAAGCCGTGCGAATGCTGCAACGCCACCGGATTTATCGCCGCGGAAGTCGTGACGATGAAGTCGATGCTGTCCGGCGCCGGCCGCCGCGAAGTGCGTGAGCAGGTCCGGGTGCGATGCAAAACTTGCGCAGGCAAAGGCGTTGTGTCTTCGGCGTGCCGGGACTGTAACGGGCGAGGGCGCGCGGTGATGCGCAAAGAGTCAGAGCGGCAGGGCGTGCCGGTCATGGGAGACTGTAAGCAGTGCAGCGGAAGAGGGTTTGAGCGCATTCCTTCAACCGCAGCTTATCGCGCGATCAGCAGCATCACTGATTCAATCAGCCTGGCAACGTGGGAGAAGAGCGGCAAGCAGTTTTACGAAACGCTTATCGGCAAGCTGGAGACGGAAGAGACATGGGCAAATGCGGCACTGAATAAGGTGACTGCTTAGAGCCAAATAAAATAGTCTGTTATTTTATCGCAGGCTATTTACTTTTCCGGAAGTCAGGGATATGATTTCTAACAGTGAAAGCTACGTCTTGTTGTTGAGCGGCAACAAAGCAAAGCAGTCCACGGCTTCAAAGTGGATACTAAAAGCCCTGCGGATTAATGCCGTGGGGCTTTTTTTTGGTCTGAATTTGGGTGAGAAGCACAGAGGTTGTGCGTTCGGCTGTTAACCGATTGGTCGCAGGTTCGAATCCTGCCTTGCCCGCCAAATAACCTCCCTGGCTGACCAGGCTGGCAGTTACCGAGATTTGCGTCGGGGCGCCCAAAAAAACCCCGCGTACCGAAGGGGAAGCAACAGTAAGCGGGGAAAGATTCAAGTTTCACTCTGTCAACTTTCAAGGATTGACTGGTGAAAGTTAGCAGTCATGATTTATGCCGTTGTGCAAAAGATGCTAACCCCTTCAGTTAAATAAAAATTCATAAAGGTTCGCTTCGGCGGGCCTTTTCTGTTTTCGCCCCTGCCAATCACTGCACACTTCGATTTAGCGACCTGTGGCAGAGGGCGATTTTTATCCATAAAAAAATCCGCGCTCAGGCGGATTATTCAACGTTGACTACGCAACGGCGGGACGGTGCTTTTTTCTCTCGACAAGATTAAAGCTAACCGGGCTTGCTCAGTTCAGAAAGTAGACAATTCCTAATTGAGCCAGCTCCCTCACCGAGGGGGTCACATGAGTATCGATATGAGCAAACTGGCTTCAGGCGCAGCGTATGGCGCGTCAGCCGGGACGATTGCCAACGGTCTTCTGACCCGGCTTAGTCCCGATGAGTGGAGCGCTGTAGGCGTCCTGGCCGGTATTCTGGTCGCCCTGCTAACGCTCGGCATCAACTGGTATTACAAACGCAAAGCCACACTGGCGCAGATCAAGGCGCTCCAGCGCTGGCCTACCGCGCCCGGCCTCACCGAGGAATAACCCATGGCAATGTCAAACTCACTGCGGAACAAGCTTATCGCTGTCGCAGGTGGCGGAGCCATGCTTATCGCTACGGTATTCCTCGGCGGTAAAGATGGCGTGGAAGGGCGTGCATACGATCCCTATAAGGACGTCGCCGGGGTCTGGACGGTCTGTGATGGCCATACAGGCAACGACATCGTCAAAGGCAAAAAGTATACCGACCGCGAATGCGATCGCCTGATGTGGAATGACCTGCAGCCAGTAAAGAAGGCGGTTGACGGGATGGTCAAAATTCCACTGGGGGAATATCAGCGCGCCGCACTGTACAGCTTCACCTATAACGTTGGCACAGGCGCGTTCTCTAAATCGACGCTTCTGAAACGCCTGAATGCCGGTGATGTTGATGGCGCCTGTGAAGAACTACGCCGCTGGATATATGCAGGCGGGCAGAAGTGGCGCGGACTGATGAACCGCCGAGATATGGAGCGGACTATGTGCCTGGCGGAGAATGCAGATGATCTGGCTGGCGAATAACTGGCGCTCTCTGGTTGCCATACTGCTGAGCATATGTCTTTGTCTGTTTGCCTTACTGGCTGACAGCTACAGGGATAAATACCAGGCAGCAAAGAGCTTGGCAGAAACGCAGCAGGAAACCATCAACGACATGCAGCGTCGGCAGCAAAGTGTTGCAGCTCTCGATGCGAAATACACGAAGGAGTTAGCCGATGCTCAGGCAACTATCGATCAGCTGCATGATGACGTTGCTACTGGCAAGCGCCGGTTGCAGCTCAACGCAACCTGCACGAAGCAATCTGCCACCGGCACCGCCAGCATGGATGATGCAGCCACCGCCCGACTTACTGACGCCGCTCAACGGGATTATTTCACCCTCAGAGAGCGAATCGAAGTCGCCGGAAAGCAGATAGCTGGATTGCAGCAGTACATCAGAGAGCAATGCCTGAATTAAAAAGGCCCGCCATCACGGGCTTAGGTTAGGTTAAATTGCGATCACTTTGTCTTCATATAATTTATTTAAAATTCGAGCGAAAACCTTTGCCCCGCGATTTTCATTAAAAACCTGACAGATTGTGTCCTGCTTGCGTGGGTCGGGGACTAAATATTCGTCTGCGGTAATATAGGCAATAAGGTCTATTACCTCGCCATCATCTTTCTTATGGAAAAAAATCATCTCATAACAGTATGACGTGATGTCTACATCAAACTCATAAAGTTTGTATGAGCCACGATAGAAAATCGTTAAGTCAAATGGCTTGATATAAAAGCTTGCAGCACTTTTATCTAGGTTGGATTCAACGCAATGCTTTAATTCATCATGCAGAGATAAATAGTCATGCATGGACTGAATCAAGCTCTGAGAGTGTCTCTTTAAAGCATCATTCTCATGCGTAATATGGCTGAAAAACCGAATAACCTCACCTGATTTATTCATAAGTCCATCCTTCGAACATTAGTAATGTGTAGGTAACAATATGGCACTCACCGACAAACAAGAAATGTTCTGTCGCGAGTACCTCATCGATTTGAACGCCACGCAAGCGGCCATTCGGGCGGGGTACAGCGAAAAGACCGCCAACGAACAAGGCGCGCAAAACTTAGCGAAACTTAGTATCGCTCAACGCATCATTGAACTTAAAGCAGAGCGAAACGAAAGGGTAGAGGTAAACGCAGATTACGTGCTGCGTCGCCTCATCGAGATTGATGAGATGGACGTGCTCGACATCCTTCTCTCTAACGGCGAACTGAAGCCGATCGCACAATGGCCCAAAGTCTGGCGCACAACCCTGTCGGGTATGGATGTCACCGAAATGGCCGGCGATGCTGCCGGGCTGCTGAAGAAAATTAAATGGCCTGACAAGGTCAAGAACCTCGAACTGCTTGGCAAGCATGTAACTGTCCAGGCATTCAAAGACAACGTTAAAAACGAACTAGTCGGCCCCAACGGATTACCTCTGGCTGCGCCTACCTTCGTTGTTAGCTTCGGAGCGGATGATGACGACAGCGGAGAAGAAACTTAGCTTCGCGCCCAAATTCAAACCTCTCTTTAAGCCCATCCGCTACAAGGTATTCCACGGCGGTCGTGGCGGTGCTAAATCATGGGGCATCGCCCGCGCGCTGGTTGTCATGGCCGCTTCTAAAAAGCTCCGCGTTCTCTGTACTCGTGAGGTTCAGAACTCGATCAAGGATTCAGTGCACAAGCTGCTGAAAGACCAGATTGAGATGCTCGGCCTTAACCCGTGGTTCCGCATCACCAACGAGACCATTACCAGCGCCTGCGGCAGCGAATTCCTGTTCAAGGGGCTGCGGTTTGATCCGCTGGGCATCAAGTCGACTGAGGGCGTGGACATCTGCTGGGTGGAAGAGGCGCAATCTGTCTCTGCTGATTCGTGGGACATTCTGGTGCCGACCATCCGTAAAGAGGGGTCGGAAATCTGGGTGTCGTTTAACCCCGGCGAAGAGAAAGACCCGACATATCAGCGCTTCGTGGTTAACCCACCTGATGACAGCATCACGGTTGAGGTGAACTACTACGATAACCCGTATCTGCCTGAGACGCTCCGCAAAGAGATGGAGTATTGCAAGCGGGTAGATTACGAGGCGTATGAACACATCTGGCTGGGCAAGCCTAAGTCGATATCTGAGGCGGTTATCTTCAAGCAGCGCTACCGCGTGGAAGCATTCCCTGATGACCTCTGGCAGCAGGCAGATCGGCTGTTCTTTGGTGCGGACTTCGGTTTCGCTAATGACCCGAGCACGCTGATCCGCATGTTCATGCTGGGCACAAAGCTCTATATCGAATACGAGGCCTACGGTGTCGGCGTTGAACTGGATGAGATGTGGAAGTTTTACGCTGGAAAGGACGGAGCTACTGCCGAACAAATGGGAAAGTGGAAATTTGAAGATGAAATCAAATACCCCGGAATACCTGAAGCAAGACGGTGGCCCATAAAAGGTGACTGCTCCAGACCTGAAACAATCAACCATATAGCGAAGCACGGATTCTCAATCGATGGCGCCGCTAAGTGGAAAGGCAGCGTTGAGGATGGCATTGCCTACCTGAAAGGCTTCGAGGAAATCATTATCCACGAACGCTGCAAGCACACCGCCGACGAGTTCCGGCTCTACTCCTACAAAGTCGACAAAAAGACCAACGAGATTCTCCCGGTCATTGTCGACGCTCATAACCACTGCATAGACGCCATACGCTACGGGCTGGACGGTTACATCACCAGCTCAGACAGCCTTGGCACTTGGGCGCAACTTGGCAGAGGCTGAACATGTCCGAAACACAAAACGTGTCGCAGCCTGTACCGACGCGTGACAGCTATGAAAACTTTGTCGCCCGTATGGGCGTTAATGAATCGAACCAGTCCGGCGCCGGCACCTACCGCAACAACTGGACGTCGCGTAACAGGCTGCTGATTGAGCAGGCTTACCGGTCGTCCTGGCTTGTGGGTGCTGGCGTTGATGCGATCCCTGATGACATGACCCGCAAGGGTGTGACCATCACCTCCAAACTGGAAGACGGCCGCAAGAAGCAGCTCGATCATGCCTGGGATGAGATGGCGTTATGGGAAGCTATCAACGACACGCTGAAGTGGGCGCGGCTCTATGGTGGCGCTGTGGGCGTAATCTTGATTGATGGTCAGAACTATTCGACGCCTCTGCGCATCGACGCTATCGAGCCGGGCGCATTTAAAGGCGTGATGGTGATGGACCGCTGGATGCTGAATGCAACCACAGAGCGTCGCGTCACCGAGTTGGGGCCGGATTTTGGCATGCCTGAGTTTTACCGCGTCGTGACATCGGCAACAGGTATCCCGCCATGGCGAATTCATCACTCCAGGCTGATCCGCTTCGACGGCATCCCGCTGCCTTATCAGCAGCGCCTGACAGAAAATGATTGGGGTATGTCGGTAATTGAGCGCTGTTTCGATCGGCTCCTGGCTTTCGACAGCACCACTACCGGCGTGGCTCAGCTGGTGTATAAGGCGCACCTGCGAACTTACAGCATTGATGGCCTGCGAAAGCTACTGGCTATGGGCAAAGACAGCCCGATGTTCAAAGGGTTAATGGCCCATATGGACATGATTCGCGAATACCAGAGCAACGAAGGTATGACCATCATGGATGCGGACGACAAATTCGAAGCGCACACCTATTCGTATGCCGGGCTCAGTGACGTGCTGGCTCAGTTCGGTCAGCAAGTGTCCGGCGCGTTCGGCATCCCGCTGGTCCGCCTGTTCGGTCAGTCTCCGGCTGGTTTCTCAACAGGTGACACGGACCTCGCTAACTACTACGACAACGTGTCGACGCAGCAGGAGCGCAAGTTGCGCCGCCCGATCCGCAAGCTATTTGAAGTGCTGCACATGAGCCTGTTTGCCTCACCTCTGCCGGATGATTTCACGTTCGAATTTAACGAGCTGTGGCAGACGCCTGATAGCGAGCGTGCGGATACGGCCAATAAGGTCGTCGACGCCACGGTGAAAGCCGTCGATGCGGGACTGATGACCGAGAAAGCCGGGGCGCAGCACCTGCAGGAAACGGCACGTGTAACCGGACTGGGTGGAACTATCAGCGACAAGGATATTGATAATGCCAGTGACCTCCCGCCGCCGACAGAGAAAGACCTCGATAACGTCGAAACCACCGAACCTGAAGCGCGCCGAGAGGCAACTGGGAACACAGCTACGACAGATAGCGCAGGCGGTGGGCGCGATAGTCGAGGGCTCATACGATGGCTCAAACGATAGCGTTACCGACATCATGGATCGGCTGGAGCGTTACGCCGACCTGATCGAACCATGGGCTGAAGCGGTATCAAAGCGGCTTATCGACACGTTGGTAGTGTCAGACGATGCGATGTGGCGAGACAGGTCACAGCGCATCTCTGCCGGGCTTCGTGACCTGATGAATTCAGGAACTGGATCGGTAACCCGCAGCATCATCGACGAGCAGGTGAAGCTGTTCAAATCGCTCCCCCTGCAGGCTGCCGATCGCGTTTACGACATCCACAATCAGGCGATTGAGGCCGTGGTGTCCGGTAAGCGCTCCAGCACGCTGACTGATGAAATCATGCGTACCGGGGAAGTTACTGAGGCGCGGGCGCGCACCATTGCCCGGACTGAGGTTGGTCGGGCATCAACCGCAATCACCCAGGCAAGATCAACCGCCATTGGCTCACGCGGCTACATCTGGCGCACTGCAGAAGACAGCGACGTGCGCCACTCCCACAAAGAAATGAACGGTCAGTACGTTGACTGGGCAAAGCCGCCAACGCTCGACGGCATGACCGGCCACGCGGGCCAGTTCCCCAACTGCCGCTGCTACGCGGAGCCCGTCGTACCCGAGGATTAACGATGCAATATTTTTTCACCACTCGCCTCGGCAACACTCGCTTTGAGATGGCCGATGGCTCGCTGCTGTGCAAAGACGTGCCGATCGCCCGCACTGGCGCGCAGGTGTACGACGAAAGCGAACTGGAAGGGCTAATCGGCGACGAAGATGGCGAGATTGTCGTCACCCGCGACGCTGACGAAGTATTCCGGCCTGAAACGCTCGCATCATTCGAAGGCATGGCCTTCACGCTGGGTCACCCGAAAGACATGGTCAATCCGGGAAACTGGAAAGACTACGCCCACGGGCATATTCAGAACGTCCGGCGCGGCACCGGCGACCAGTCGGATTTAATGCTGGGCGATATTCATATCAAAACCGCCGAGGCCATCCAGCAGGTAATGGACGGCCTTGAGCAAATTTCTATGGGCTACGACGCCGACTACGAGCAGAAGGGGCCGGGTCAGGCGCGACAGCACTCAATTATCGGTAACCACTGTGCGGGCGTCCCCAATGGTCGCGCAGGCATTCGCTGTTCAATTGGAGATAGCAATACAATGGCAAAAACAAAACAGGGCTGGCTTACCCAGCTGAAACGGGCGATTAAAACCAAGGATTCCGCCACCATGGAAGACCTGATGGAAAACGCCCCCGCAGAACTGATTGAGCCGGAACTGGACTTGCCACGCGCGCTCAATATCACGATCAACCCCGCGCAGCCGCTGCCACCGAATAAAGAGCTCGGCGGCCTGACTACCGATGAAGGTGAAAACGCAGGCGCTAATACCAACAGCGAGCTTGAAGCGAAAGTCGATGCGCTGGCGCTTCTGGTTCAGCAGCTGATCAACCCAGCCTCTACAGCAACCGTCGACAGCGACGACCCGGAAGAGAAGGAAGAGAAAACCCGCGCAACTACCGATGCTGCTTATCATCAGGGTGTGGTGGCGCGTGCTGAGCTGATCATGCCAGGCGTGAAACTGCCTGAAGGCGGCAAGCTGGCGGCGTTTAAGCGCTCCACCATGGACGCAGCATTCAAAACGCCGGAAGGTCAGGCGCTGCTGGCTCCGCTGGTTGGCGCTAACCCCGACTTTGCGAAAATGCCGAAGGCAACACTGGATGCGATGTTTGTGTCAGCCAGTGAAATCGCCAAAGCGCGTAACGCTGCCCCGGTAAACACAGTGCGCGCCAGCGCATATGACGCCTCCAACAAAAACTCTCCGGCTGCCCTGAACAAGGCATACGCCGCCCACTGGAATAAATAAGGGATAACCAATGCCTTCATTACTGTACCGGATGCCAGTAGGCATCGCCGGGGCTATCTCACGCCCTCAGGATTTGACCACCGAGCCGGTGATTCTTAATTCCGCCAACACTTTCAGTGCTTACGGTCTGGCTGGTAAAGACAGCACAGACGGCAAGTTTATCCCGCTGGTAGCAGATGATGCGGCCGACGTGATTACCGGCCTGTATGTGCGCCCGTACCCAACTACCTCAACGCCTGACATGGTGCGTCAGGTTGGCACCGGCAAGAACTTCACCGGTGACGTGATGAAGCGCGGATACATGACCGTGAACATCGGCAGCACCGCTGTTGGCCTGATCAAAGGAGCACCGGTTTACGTGCGCAACGCTAACCCGACCGACGCCAGCCCACTGGGCGCAATTCTTGGCGCGGCTGTCACTGACGAAACCGTCGTGCTGCCGAATGCCGTTTTCACTGGCGCAGGCGATGCCGATGGCAACGCTGAAATCGCATACAACATCTAAGGGAATCGCTAAATATGTACACTTTTGACCAAGCCACTCTCGACGGCACTGGCGCTTTCCTGGTTGGCGAGCTTGAGCGCCTCGATCAGGAGCTGAACATGCCACTGGTCGGTTACACGTGGTCGCGTGATATTCAGCTGCGCGAAGACGTGTCTATCGCTGACGACATCAGCTCCTTCACTAACTCTACCTTTGCTGCACCGGGCACTCCGAATCCAAACGGTAAAAACTGGATCGGCAAAGACTCCACCGCAATCGCTGGCCCGAGCGTCGACATCGCGAAAACCGGCTTCCCGCTGACCCTGTGGGGCATGGAGCTGGGCTGGACCGTTGTTGAACTGGCAGCCGCTGCAAAAGTCGGTCGTCCGATCGACACGCAAAAGTACGATGCGATGCAGCTGAAATGGAACATGGACACCGATGAGCAGGTTTATCGCGGTGACTCTCAGCTGGGCGTGAATGGCCTGTTCAACTACGCCGGTGCGTCTGTCACCAACGCAGTGAAAACGTGGGCCAACTCGACTAACGCCGAAATTCTGGATTCCATCAACACGCTGCTGACCAATGCATGGAAAGCCTCTGGATATACGCTGGTGCCGCGCGACCTGCGTCTACCACCAAAAGCCTTCGCTCTGCTGGCTCAGCGTATTGTTTCCGAAGCCGGTAACCAGTCACTGCTGACCTACCTTCAGACCAACACCATCGCATTCCATCAGAACGGGGTGCCGCTGAGAATCTACGCCGTTAAATGGCTGGAGGGTGCGGGCGTTGGTGGCACCGATCGCATGGTCGCGTACACCAACGACAAGAAATATGTGCGCTTCCCTATGGTTCCGCTGCTGAGCGTGCCGGTGCAGTATCGCGGCATTTACCAGCTGACCACCTACTACGGCAAGCTGGGCGCAGTTGAGTCTCCGTACCCGGAAACCATGGCGTATCTGGACGGCATCTAACCAATCCGGCCCCGCAAGGGGCCAACAGGAGCAGCAAATGGCTAAGAAGACGATTCGCGTCCATACCCCGTTTAACTTCACCTCTGAAGATGGCACCAGCCAGCGCTTTGAGGCCGGCGAGCATACCGTTGATGACAAGGTTGCCGATCACTGGTTTGTCACCGCGCACTCTGACGTTACCGGCAAGGCGAAAGCCAGCGCTGACACGAAAGAGTTTCAGGCTCAAATCGACAGCCTGACCGCGCAGCTGGAAGAGAAAAGCAAAGCGCACGGCGATCTGCAGCAGTCGGTAGCGGAGAAAGACCAAATCATTGCCGACCTGACCGCGCAGCTGGCAGCCCTGCAGGCGCCCGTAACTGAACCGGTAACGGAAGGTAATGCTGATGGCAAGAAACCGAAATCTGCCGACAGTAAGTGATTTTCGCCGCGACTTCCCGCAGTTCAGTGACGACACCAAATATCCCGACGCAGTAATCGAGTTCCGACTTAACCTCGCAGACATGCTGATTGACGGCTCCGCCATGGGGAACATGTTCCCTTATCTGGCAGAGCTGTTTGTCGCGCATTACATGGTGCTGAATGCCGCAGATACGGCGGCCGGCGCGCTGGGTGGTGCTGGTGGCACAACGAGCGGTGTGGTTGCGTCCAAGTCGGTGGATAAAGTCAGCGTGAGCTACGACAACAGCGCGACGCTCAATGCTGATGCGGGCTTCTGGAACTTCTCCCGTTACGGCGCGGAGTTCTGGCAGCTGCTGATGCTCTTCGGGTATGGCGGTGTTCAGCTATGAAATCAGGCCTGACCATTCGCGCCGACACGGCGCAAAGCATTCTGGACGCCCTTAAAACCCTCGCTAACAAGGATGTTCTGGTGGGCATCCCGGAATCAAAAGACGAGCGCGATGATGGTGATATCGGAAATGCGGCGATCGGCTACATCAATGAGGACGGGTCGCCGGCGCAGAACATCCCGCCGCGACCCCATCTCAAGCCCGGCGTGAAGTCGGTCGAGCAGGATTTCATGCCTCACCTGAAGGCGTCCGCGCAGAAGGCGCTGGAAGGCGATACGGAAGGGGCAGTGACGTCCCTCGACCGCGCCGGAACGGTTGCAGCCAACGGGGTGAAGCGGTACATCACCATTACTGGATTCACTCCCCTGGCTGACGCCACGATCGCCAACCGTCTGCGCCGGGGCCGCACCGGTAATAAGCCACTCATCGACACCGGCGAATACCGCCGCTCAATCACGCACGTTGTGAGGGTTAAAGATGCCGACACTTGATGTAACTGACGTTCTGCTGTCGCCTGAATTCCTTGATACGACGCTCGTGGTAAAGCGCAATGAGCAGACGGTCGATGAGGATGGCTTTGCCAGAAACACCACCACAGAGACATCGTTTGGTGGCGTGGTGACGGTTGACCGTTCACTGGAAGCCCGGCGCATGCAGGCCGGTCAGGTGATTAATGGCGCAATCCTGATTATCACCACCTACCGGCTGAGCAGCGGCAACACCGGCATTGATGCCGACATAGTCACTTATCGCGGCCGCGACTATCGCGTGACCTTTGTCGATCCGTACACGGCTTACGGCGCCGGTTTTGTCCAGGCGCACTGTGAGCTGCAGCCATTTGACGGAGGCCCGCGTGAGTAACAGCAGCACATCAGCCGGGTATCTGACGCCAGTAAGCGCGCCGCAGGCGTATGACGAAACACTGGAGCGTGAACTCAGCCAGTGGGTGCGGGCATTATCGGGCCTGCCTGCTGGGATGGTTCGCCCGCGCTGGACAGCGACTCAGGCGGCAATACCTGCAGCGGACGTAGACTGGTGCGGATTCGGCATTATCGGCTTCACTGCTGACGATGGTCCCGCATTCGTGCGGCAGACCGATGACAGTAATCAGTTGTGGCGCCATGAGGTGATCGAAACGCTCGCCTCGTTTTACGGCCCACAAAGCCAGTCTATCGCGACGCTGTTCCGTGACGGGCTTACGGTTGAGCAGAACAACGAAACCCTGAAAACAAACGAGCTGTCGCTTGCTGATTGCAGTGAACTGACCGCTTTCCCCGAACTCATCAATAACCAGTGGGTACGCCGGTACGACATCACCGTGCGCCTGCGCCGCAAAGTTATCCGCGATTACGGCATCAAATCTCTGGTCAGCGCGCCAGTATCATTCTTTGGAGATTAACCTATGGCACAGGGCTTACCTGTATCCAACGTTGTGAACGTTGACGTGATCATGTCGCCCACTGCGGCGACGGGTCGTAATTTCGGTTCACTGCTCATTCTCGGCACATCCACGGTTATCCCTGTGTCAGAACGCATTCGCCTGTATACCGGCTCGGAAGAAATCGGCGCCGACTTTGGCGAGGACAGCCCGGAATATGCTGCCGCGCTGGTGTACTTTTCCCAGTCACCACAGCCTGCTCAGGTTTATGTAGGTCGCTGGGCCAAGACGCTGGCAACAGGCGAAACCGGAAGCGTTGAAACTCTGGCGCAGGCTATCACCGCCGTGCTGCAGTTCACCAACTGGTATGGTCTGGGCATTGCCGACGACGAAGACCTCACCGCAGCGGAAATCACCGCGACTGCCGCCGCTATTCAGGCATCAAGCCTCAGCCGCGTGTTTGCCGTAACGTCTGACGATTCCGGCATTATCGACTCAGCCTCGACCACTGACATCGCCTCAACGCTCAAAGCCGCTGGCTACGGCCGCACCTTTGTTCAGTATTCGACGAAGAGCAAATATGCGGCGCTGTCTGCATTCGGGCGCGCGTTTACCGTCAACTTCACCGGCAACAACACCACGATCACGCTTAAGTTCAAAACAGAGCCTGGTGTGACGTATGAAACCCTGACCAGCTCACAGGCGGCAGCTGTCGATGCGAAAAACGCCAACGTTTATGTCTACTACGCGAATGACACTGCGATTCTGCAGCAGGGTGTAATGTCCAACGGCGATTTCTTCGATGAGCGCCACGGGCTGGACTGGCTGCAAAACTACGTCCAGACCGAACTCTATAACGCGCTCTATACCTCCACCACCAAAATTCCGCAGACAGAGGCCGGTATTACCCGCCTGTTGTCGAACGTTGAGCAGTCACTGGATCAGGCTGTGTCGAACGGTCTGGTCGCGCCGGGTGTATGGAATGGTGGCGACATCGGCCAGATCACTGCAGGCGACACGCTGACCAAAGGCTATTACGTCTATGCACAGCCGCTGTCTTCTCAGGCTCAGGCTGACCGTGAAGCTCGCAAAGCACCGCTTATTCAGGCGGCAATCAAACTGGCCGGCGCGGTTCATTACGCCGACGTTCAGATCAACGTTGTTCGCTAAGGGGATATAAATGAGCGGCACTTACAGCTTTATGGACGTAGTCGCGTCCCTTACCGGTCCGACTGGCTCCATTGACCTCGGCTATGGCTCAGCTAACTCTGACGAAGGTATTACCGTCACGATGACTGAAGCCAAAAACACCATGACAACCGGTGCCGATGGCGAGGTAATGCACAGCCTGCACGCAGGTAAAAGCGGCGTTATTACCGTAAACCTTTTGAAAACATCCCCGGTCAACAAAAAGCTTTCGCTGATGTACAACGCGCAAAGCCAGTCTTCAGCGCTGTGGGGAAATAACGTAATTGTTCTGCGTAACCATGCGTCAGGTGACATCGTGACAGCCCGTGCTTGCGCCTTCCAGAAACAACCGGACTGGAACAACCCGAAAGTAGCAGGGACCGTAGCGTGGGTGTTTGACGCCGGTAAAATCGACGAAGTCCTGGGGGAATTCTAATCCATGGAATTTGAAATCAAAGGTGTGCAGTACCGCACCGCAAAGCTCAGCGTATTCGACCAGCTCAAAGTTTCCCGCAAGCTGCTACCGGTTATGGCCGGTGTGCTGGCTGACTTTCAAGGCATCAAAGCCGCCGCAGAAGGCGGTAACGTTCATAAGGCGATGGAAACCGCACTGCCAAAAATCGCTGATTCACTGGCGGGCATGACCGAAGAAGATACCAACGCGATCATCTTCCCTTGTTTGTCGGTGGTTTCCCGGCAGAACGGTAAAAGCTGGTCGCCGGTGATGTCTCAGGGCGAGCTGATGTTCGACGACATCGATCTGATGAGCATGCTGCAGATGGTTGGTCGGGTGGTAGGCGACAGCCTAGGAAATTTTTTGCACGCACTCCCCGCCAGCGAGACTGCGCCCCAGTAAGTGACCTGACGCTGGAATCACTTCCTGATGGCGAAGATTTTCTGATGCGCCCGGTTGATGCCGGGTACATCAGCTATTCAGCCCTGAAGGATGGTTCGGTAGATCTGGCAGACATTGCCAGAATGAATGACTGGCTCGACCTGAAGGCTGACAACAATAACCGCATAGAGCGCTGGAGAGAGGCAAATGAACGCTGAGACTATCAAGGATTTTCTGGTAAGCCTTGGCTTTCAGGTTGATGACGCTGGCGCTCGAAAGTTTGATGCTGTTATCGCCGGAACAACCGCGCAGGCGGTGAAGCTTGGCGTGGCCGTTGAGGCAGCTGCAATTTCCGTTGTTGCCTTTACTGCGAAGATAGCCAGCAGCCTGGACAACCTCTACTGGGCATCTCAGCGCACGGGCGCAACGGTCGCGGGCATTCAGGCGATCGGTTATGCCGCGGCTCAGGCCGGGTCGAGTGCAGAAGCCGCGCGCGGTTCATTGGAAAGCCTGTCGCGCTTTATGCGTAATAATCCCGGCGCCGAAGGTTTCCTGAATCGCCTGGGTGTGCAGACGCGTGACGCCAGCGGCAACATGCGGGATATGGCGTCCATCTTTACCGGCGTCGGCCAGCAGCTGAACAAAATGCCTTACTATCGCGCGAATCAATATGCGCAGATGCTTGGCATTGATGAAAACACTCTGATGGCAATGCGCCGTGGGATGGGGCAATTTGGCGCGCAGTATACGCAAATGGCGAAGGCTATCGGCTTCAATGCTGACCAGGCGGCCGCCAGCTCTAACCGCTTCATGACTTCACTGCGTGCATTCGGCCAGATGGCAGGGATGGCGCGCGACAAGATCGGCTCTAACCTGGCTGAGGGTCTTTCCGGCTCAATCGACACGCTGCGCAAGCAAATCGTAGATAACTTTCCGAAAATAGAGCAGACGATTACCAGTGGCGTGAAAGGCGTCCTGTGGCTTGCTGAGGTCATCGGCAGAGTCGTTTACAGGCTGATTCAGGCGGGCGGCGACATCATGCAATGGTGGTCATCGCTGGATAAGTCAACGCAGAGCCTGATTGAAGTATTTGGCGCGCTAGTCCTCGCCTGGAAATTGCTGAATAGCGCTTTCCTTACATCGCCGATTGGCATGATCACCGCCCTTGGCCTTGCCATCCTGGCGCTGTACGACGATTACAAAACGTGGAAGGAAGGCGGCCAGTCGCTCATCGACTGGAAGAAGTGGGAGCCGCAGATTAAGGGCGCCATCAAAGGCGTCGACGATCTGAAAGATGCCGTTATGCGACTGCTTGGCATCGACCCGCAGACATGGACAGCTAAATGGGACATGAGCAACCTCATGGAAAACCTTGGCGAGCTGTCCAAAATGCTGGACGGAATAGCGCGCCTGCTCAATGCCATTAAAGATGGCAGATGGAAAGATGCCTATGCGATCGGGCGTGAACTGATAAATCAGGGGCAAGCCAATCCCGACGCTTTACCTGCCGTGTCTGCCAGTGCGGATAATGCTGCCGAATGGCTGAAGAGCAAAACAGGTTTTGACCCAAGGAGTATCGGCCAATGGGTGAGAGGGCTTGGCTCTGCAGCGCCTAAGCCAACTAAAGACGGGGCTGCGCTGCTCGGATGGATGAAGCCTACTCTGGATAAGCTCGAGCAGGTTTATCGCTTACCTGAGGGTCTGCTTCGTAGCGTTGCTATCACCGAATCTGCCGGTAACCCCAATGCGATGTCTGGCGCTGGTGCGCAGGGGCTGTTTCAGCTGATGCCCGGCACGGCTAAAGATTTGGGGTTGCGCGGAAATGAAGCTTTTGATCCGGTGAAATCCGCCCAGGCCGCCGCGAAATATCTCAGTCAGCTGTTGAAGGCTAACAATGGCGACCTTCCCAAAGCGCTCGCGTCCTATAACTGGGGTATCGGCAACGTTCAGAAGCACGGCATGGCACTGATGCCAGAGGAAACCCGCAATTACATACCGCGCGTTCTCAGCAATATGCCGTCCAGTGGCGCGCAGATCAGCCAGGAAACCAATATCCATATCCATGGAGTTAACGACCCGAGCAGGGCCGCCAGTGAAGTCGCCGACAAGCAAATGGCGGTGAACTCACGCTTTTCACAAGCACTAGGAACGGGGCCGCGCTGATGGACATTCTTTCTACGCTGTTTTCACAGCAGAGCCGGAAAATCGGGCTGATAGTGCCGGACGTGGTGATTACCGAAAAACACAGCGACACGCTGGAAATCACAGAGCATCCCGTAGAAAAGGATGCTCCAGTTGCTGACCATGCGTTTAAAAGGCCGCCCGAGCTGGTGATGGAAGTAGGCTTTTCTGGCGGCGGTTCGTTGCTGGACCTCCTCGATACTTCCTCTTTCGGGCTCAGCCTTGGCCTTAGCCCGAAAGAGGTGTATCAGCAGTTCATCGACCTGCAGGAAAGCCGTGTGCCGTTTGACGTTGTAACTGGCAAGCGTCTCTACACCAACATGCTGATCCGCGTGCTGGATGTAACGACTGATCGTGCATCGGAAAACGTGCTGATGGCGACGCTGACGCTGCGCGGGGTAATCATCTCTTCTACGCAGACGATATCTGTGGCTGATAAGGCCGACATGTCGCAGGGCGTGAGCACTTCAGCAGTGCAAAACTCCGGCGTTAAGTCGACGAAGCCCACCGCCAGCCAGTCGATTTTATCGAAGCTGTCCGACCTGTTTTAAGGAGACACGATGCAGGCCAGTGAAATCCCCCTGTCACCTGATAACCAGCAGTTCGCTGTGGCGATAAACGGGGTTAATTACTCGATAAGAACGGTATGGCGTGACGCTGCGGGCTGGGTAATGGATCTGCTCGACAGCAGCGGCGCAGGCATTGTGACCGGCATTCCTCTTGTTACTGGCACCAACCTGCTAGCGTCGTTTTCTTATCTCGAACTCGGCTTCGGGCTCGTGGTGCTTTGCGATGATCCGACGCAGGACTACCCCACTAAAACCGACCTGGGCATCAGCAGCCACCTCTGGGCCGTAACGGAGTAAATATGTCACAGAACTGGATGCGCCACTTCGAGCTGCAAATTCTGTCAGAAAATGGTGAAGGCATTAGCCTTAGTGACTTCAAGGTGACGTTCCGCATTGAGTGGACAGATACCCGCTGGCCGCGCGTTGCGATGGTGAAGATTTATAACCTCTCCAAAGATACCTGCAGCCGTATTCTGGGAAAAGAGTTCGCGAAGATTAAAATCATCGCAGGCTATGACGGCATGCCGGCCGCGGTAGACAGCAGCCAGGTAGGCGTGGCAACGGAAGTAGACCCTTCCAAAGTCGGTCAGACAAATGGTACAAACTTCGGGGAAATTTTCAGCGGTGAAATTCGCTTCACCGTCACCGGGCGCGACAACCCTACCGATACCTGGGTTTTGATTCAGGCGATCGACGGGCATCAGGCTTTCATGAACGCCAGCGTTACTACAACGCTGGCTGCTGGATATACGGTTGCAGATGTTCACGCTGCAGCTATGGACAGCTTAAACCCGTATGGCGTGACTAAGGGAATAACCGGCGATACACCTGCTACGGTATTCCCGCGCGGTCGCGTGCTTTACCAGTCAACGCGCGATGTGATGGATAACGTCGCGGCGCAGTGTGGTGCCACCTGGCAACTCGTTGATGGTCAGGCTCAGATGGTGCCGACCGATAAATACGTTCAGGAAGCGATCGTGCTGAACAGCGATACTGGCCTGATCGGCATGCCGCAGCAGACTATGGGTGCAGGCGTTAACGTGCGCTGCCTGATAAACCCGAATATTCGGTTGAAAGGTCTGGTGCAGATTGATCAGGCGTCGGTGTATCGGACCAGCCTGTCGGCAGACGAGATTAAATCCCTGCCGGGTAGGGCCAGCGAAGGCAATACGAATGGCAATCTAAGTGTGAACGGAACACTGCAACAGCCTGCAAGTATTGCGGCTGACGGCGTGTATATCGTATCGGCTATAGATTATACTGGCGATACCAGAGGTCAGCCGTGGTATATGGATTTGATGTGCATAGCTCGCGGATCTGCTGACCTTCAATCAGCAGGCACATTGAACAGGAGTGCTGGAGTGTGAAAGGAAAAACCCTCTTCGCGTTATCAATATTTCTCACCTCAATTGGTGCTAATGCCGATGATCAGGCCAAGCCTTTAATGCAGTGTGGGCCATTCACTCTTTCATCAAGTCATGATGGATTTATGCACATCAATAACGTGCGGCCAGAAACTCAAAAGTTTCGCTTTCTTGGCGCAAAAGATGACTATAGCAACCTGAGCTACCAGTGGATGGTTCAAAGGGGCGACACGCCAGGCTGGTTTGGCATGGACTACATCAAGCGCAATGGCAAAGCCATTCTGAATGTTGAGGCGATCCGCAGCAATATGAATCAGCCGCGCGTTTTTGGTACATATGACTGCATAAAAATGAAATGATAGTATCGCCTTAAGTTGGCTCACATACGGATAAAATCGTGGTCAAAAATAAAATATCATTTGCATATGCCTCACAGATTTTGCCCGGCATGGCAGTTAACGATCCGCTACTGCCGCAGATTTGGTGGAGAAATATCGACTCGACAAGCCTCCATATGATTGGATTAACTCTGGGCGTTGTAATAGCGAAAGAAAAGCATGTCGTGGTAAAAGTTGATTTAACACATGAGGACAGTCCAGATAGCTGCATCAATGAGTCGCACAATGGAGCATCGCAGGCCGATCATTTCATGGGTTACCCCTTGGGAAGACAAGAATTTATTGGGGTATCAACGTTACATGTAGGCGGTGTTACGATAAAAAAAACAGGCATGTATACCCTCACAGTTAAAATTCTTGAAGATGAACATTTGCTGGATGAGGTTGAAACATTGTTCTTCGTTGAAAGCCTGAAGGAGCAGATTCATGGGTGAGGCAATCTACGGCAGATTCCCAGCAAAACCTGAAGGTGGTGGCAACAGCGGGTCGAATGATGGTGGCGGGTCAGGAGGCGATGACATGCTTGAAAAAAGAGTAAAGCAGCTTGAAGACGATGTAGCAGCGATGCGCACTGACATTGCTGTCATTAAGTCTAACTATGCCACCAAAGAGGATATTTCCTCGGTTCGCATAGAGGTGCATCAGTCTATCTCTGCTCAAACTAAATGGCTTGCTGCCACAATGATTGCGATTGCTGGCGCTTCAATGGCGATCGCAAAATTGATTTTTTAAGGCTATTTTAGCCACCTATGTCAGAACCCGCTTCGGCGGGTTTTTTATTGCCTGGAGTAAACATGTCAGTTAATCCTCAGTCATTGGCAGGCGGCGAACAGCAGGCAATGAAGGTGCTGTCTGACACCATCTTCTCCATGTTGCGCGTATCAATGCCAGGCATCATCCAGTCATTTGACCCTATAGCATGTACCTGCACTGTACAGCCAGCCATATCAGGTCAGGTTGCTGATGAGGCGGGACAGTTTAAGTCTGCGCCATTGCCTTTGTTAGTCGACGTACCGGTGGTATTTCCGCGCGGTGGCGGCTGCACTATTACCTTTCCTGTGAAAGCAGGCGACGAGTGCCTGGTGGTATTTTCCGATCGCTGCATCGATTTCTGGTGGCAGAACGGCGGCGTGCAGGAGCCGGTTGACCCGCGACAGCATGACCTTTCGGACGCCTTTGCGTTCATCGGCCCCCAGTCACAGGCAGAGGTGATAGGCAACATCAGCACATCAACACTGCAGATGCGCACCGATGACGGAGCGGCTTATATCGAACTCGATCCAAACAGTCATGCCGTGAATATCGTAGCGCCAGGCGGCCTGAACGTGACGACACCCCTCGCTAAATTCAGCGCGGCTGTAACCATTAACGGATTGTTGACCTGGATGGGCGGCATGGTGGGTAGCCTGGCGACCGGAACCGCGGCGAAAATTACGGGCGCCATTGAGTTTATAGGCTCTCTCAAATCCAACGGCAAGGACATCAGCGACCAGCACACCCATAGCGGCGTCCAGACCGGTACTGGCAACTCAGGCAAGGTGAACTGATGCGATACAGACGCGAAGATGAAGACGGCGACTATACCTTTGGGCAGGGTGATGATACCTGGCTGATTAACTCGCCGGAAACGGTAGCGCAGGCGGTGAAAACTCGCTTCCTGCTGTGGTACGGGCAATGGTTCCTCGACACGACAGAAGGCACGCCGTGGATTCAGTCAGTGCTGGGCAAGCAGAAACCGGAAACCTATAACCTCGCCATTCGCCAGCGCATCCTTGAGACGCGAGGCGTTAACTCTATCAAGTCGTTCGATACGACGCTGAATACCTCATCCCGCCGCGTGGTATTTACCGCGACGATCGACACTATCTACGGAACGACGACAGTCACAAGCGAGGCGTAATGGCTCTCAATTTAGATACGCTGGGGCTCTCCGCTACGGTGACCGCCTCAGGGATAAATGCGCCTGATTACCAGACAATCCTGAGCACTATCACCGACTATTTTCAGCAGATTTATGGCAGTGATGCCTATCTTGATCCTGACAGTAAAGACGGGCAGATGGTCGCGCTTGTGGCGCTGGCAGTACACGATGCCAACAACACGGCGATTCAGGTTTACAACTCCTTCTCACCATCGTCAGGCATGACTGACGCCCTGACGCGAAACGTTAAAATTAACGGCATTGCACGCAAGGCAGCCACTAACTCCACGGTTGACGTGACGCTGACCGGCACAGCCGGAACAACGATTACTAATGGCTCCGTCAAGGACGCCAATGGCATTATCTGGAACCTACCAGCCAGCGTAACTATCGATGTCGGCGGGTCGGTTACCGTTACTGCTACCTGTGCCACATCCGGTGCGGTTGCGGCGGTAGCGGGCAGCATCACCAAAATTAACACGCCAACGCGCGGATGGACGGCGGTTTCAAATGCCAGTGCGGCAACTGTGGGCTCCGCAGCGGAAACAGATGCTCAACTTCGTGTGCGTCAGGCTCAGAGCGTGGCTATTCCCGCGCTAACACCGTTTGATGCTGTGGATGGTGCGATCGCCAACGTAACCGGCGTGACTCGCCATAAACTCTATGAGAACGACACCGGTGCCGTGGATAGCAATGGTATTCCTGCTCACTCAATCGCGGCCATTGTGGATGGTGGGGATGCTACGGCCATTGCTCAGATCATTCGAGGGAAGAAAGGACAAGGCGTTGGCACTTACGGCTCGACCACGGTCACTGTGCCTGATAAATACGATAACCCGCACGCAATCAGTTTCTCGCGATCAACTGATGTGCCGATATATGTCGCCATTACGCTTAAGGTATTCACCGGTTACACCACACAGGTTGGCGAGCAGATTAAGCAGGCCATCGCTGATTACATTAACAGCCTGACGATAGGCGATGACGTCCTGCTAAGCCGCATCTATTCACCAGCAAACCTCGGCGTCGTGAGTGGCGGCAATGCAAAATACTATGACATCAACGCGCTTACTATTGGTAAGTCGGCCGATACGGTAACGGCGGCTAACGTCGATATAGCATTCAACGAGTCGGCATCCTGCAGTACGGCAAATATCGCGCTCACGGTGACATCATGAGCAAATACACCGACCTGATTACCAACTATCACAGAGGGAAACCCCTGTTTGTCGATCACATCGACCTGTCAACGCGCCCACTTTCCGACACCTCAACAGCGCTTCAAAATCTGATAGCCGCCTTCGACATAGACAACGCTGTTGGCGTGCAGCTGGATGTGCTGGGGGAGTGGATTGGGCGAACGCGAATCGTCAGCGAGCCCATCTCAGGCGTGTATTTCTCCTTTGATACCGATGGCCTTGGCTGGGATCAGGGCGTGTGGCAGGGGCCTTATGATCCGGACGCAGGATTCACAAGCCTGAGCGATGACACTTATCGGATCGTCCTGAAAGCGAAAATAGCCATTAACAGCTGGGATGGGCAAAACGACTCGTTGCCAGCGATTTTAGAAACGGCTCTTGAAGGCTCCGGCCTGAAAATGCAAATCGTCGACAACCAGGACATGACCATATCTGTCTGGGTTTTCCCTGAGGAAGATATTTCTCTGGTTTCAAAAGAACTTCTTGCGGCTATTAAGCAAGGATATTTAACGGTAAAGGCAGCCGGAGTATGGGCTGGAGACATTCAAACGCCATCGATTGAAACGCCTTCAGAAGGCACGAAATTCTTTGGATTTGATATGGATAACGAATATATCGCCGGATTTGAAGATGGCGCATGGGAGACAACACTTTAATGGCTACGAATAATTTCAAGGCTTTTGGCATCGGCGCCGGGGCAAATGTCACTAGCCAGTCTGATTATGAGGCACTGGCAGCACTATTAACTGGATTCCAATCTGGAAAAGCGTCATCTGCTCAAATTAATAAGGCACTGCGCCAGTCAACGACAATGGCTAACGTTCTGGCTCAGTTCATCTCTGATTCCGCCTCTGTGGATGTGCTTGATAACGGTACACCAGCAACCATTCTGGCAAACCTTAAATCAGCTATGACATCAATCACGCCAGGCCGCCTGCTGAATATTCAGGTAATCACAGCAAGCGGGACATATACGCCAACAGCTGGAGCTAAAAAAGCCATTGTGGAAATGGTTGGCGGCGGTGGCGCATCAGGCGGCACGCCGGCAAGTTCATCAACTGTGAACTTTGCTTCAGGTGGTGGTGGTGGCGGTGCCTACGCGAAATTCCTGGTCAGCAACCCCACCGCTACTCCCATAAGCATTGGCGCAGCAGGTGTGGTTAGCGGTGGAACTGGCGGCGCTGGAGGTGTCACTTCATTTGGCAGTATCGCATCAGTTTCAGGTGGAGGCGGCTCATCCTATTCCCAAGCGTCAGGCGCGGCGCTAATAGCTAACGGTGGTTCTGGCGGTCAGACAATCACTCTGTCGTCCGATTGCGTGCCAATCACAAGGATATACGGCGAAAGCGGCGACGCTGCGGTAATGATTAACTCTGGCTCAGGCGGTGGTAATGGCGGCGGTAGCTCAGTGATGGGCACAGGAGGGTCGCCAAATGGTAACGGCAATGGAAATGCCGGTACAGGATATGGTTCTGGTGCAGGTGGAGCCATGAGAGGAACAAATAATACTGGCGCTACGGCGTCGGGGGCAAACGGCACCGCAGGCGCGGTAATCGTATGGGAGTATGCTTAATGTCAGGTACATACGCTTTAATTCAAGAAGATAAAGTAGTAAACACCATCGTATGGGATGGCCCAGAAAGTTCACCATTGGACTTTGGAGAAGGCGTTACATATGCAGAAATCCCGGACGGCGCAGGGAACCATCCATCAATAGGCTGGGGTTACGATGGCTCCTTATTTTCCGCTCCACCTTTATCGGATGATGAGATTGCAGCACAAAAACAGCAGAGCATTGCCAACAACATTGCCACGAAATCCGCACTTATTTCACAGGCCACGATAGCGATTGCACCTCTTCAGGATGCAATGGATTTGGATGAGGCAACAGATGTCGAAGCTGCATCGTTGAAATCGTGGAAACAGTACCGTGTAGCCGTTAATAGAATTGATGCAAACACTGCAGATGATATTACGTGGCCCGATCAGCCAGAATGAAAAAAAGCCCACACAGTGTGGGCTTACATTTATTTTTTTATTAACTTCATATCCCATCCGGGAGGAAGAATCCTAAGGGAAACTGTTTCACCTGAAGGTTTTTCGTTAAACGACTTCACATCCTGATAATAACCAGACTCAGGAAGTGGTGGTAGCCTGAAATGTGTTGGAACAAACGCAAGGAAAATCAGCAATCCAACACCAAGAATTGTAACTCTGAATTTTCTTATGGAAGAGACAAAGGAAATAGCTAAGCAAGCAAGCGCTATGTTAGTTACATAAAAATATCTTTCACCACTTTCAGTATTGAATATCAGCGGCCATTGTGGCTGCCCGTTCGCAATAACGGGGCTTTTAAGTGCGAACCCTATCATCAGCAATGGGAAGAGGATGAGACACTTTACCCTCCATCCATATTTAGAGAAAGCGAAAATCAGGCCGACGCAAAGAATGATGAAAAGGCCAGCATTGACATTGCCATGAGCAGCCATTTCCCTTGCCATGCTGAACGGCAGGAATGAGCCGTAAATTATGCGGCATGAAACAATGTCGGCAAGCAGGCCGAAACTATACCCAAGAGGTGCATCAGTTCTAGTTGCGCCAGAGGTCGTCAGGATAGCCCATAATTGAATTACACAACAAGCAGCCATAGTGACATCAAATAAGTTAATTCCCTTGATGGCATTGACTATCCCGCCTCTTAAGTAAGCTCGCTTAATAATAAGGCATGGAGCAATAAATACTACAAACGGACCACTCAAGCCGCTAATAATCAAAATGCTGAAATCATGAATCTTTGCAGTAGCACTTTCAGCATCTTTAGCCATCACTACTGCAAGCAGATACATAGATAAATACCAGTGCACATTGGTTATATTAATGAAACCTTCAGATACGTTTGGCATTAAAATGAAATACAGAGCGACTGCAATCCTGTATTTTATATCAATAAAGTTCATTCTATTAGAAAGAAGGAACCCCACAAAGAAACAGCGGATTAAGATTGCTATTATGTTGGCAACAAGAGCGGCCTTAGACAATCCAAACCACAAAGCTATCCCGTATGTTAACCGAGATATGGTTTGGAAATATCCATTCTGGGGAAGAAACAAAGAAGACCAGAACCCGTTGTTATAGATTCCTGCCATCCAAACTCTGCCATCTTCTGCCCAAGGCTGGGCATGTGTAACGATGTCCGGCCTTCGAAGTACCAGGACAATGAAAGCGAGAATTATCAATCCGGCTAATACTAAAGGATTAAACTGATTTTTTTTTGATTTGAAATCCATAGGTCATCTATTTCCTGTTTTTTTGATGATGTATCTCGGTCTTTCTTTGGTCTCTATATAAATCCTGCCTATATACTCTCCGAGTACACCTATACCTATTAACTGAATGCCACCAAGAAAAAGAATTGAAACAAGAATTGAAGGATAACCCCTAACTGGATTGCCGAACAATAACGTGTCCAGAATCATGTAAGCGCCGTATATGAATGACAATCCTGCAACAAGAAGGCCGATATAAGTCCACATGCGAAGCGGGAACGTTGAGAATGAAGTGATACCCTCAAGCGCCAGATTCCACAGCTTCCATCCGTTGAATTTTGATGTGCCAGCAACGCGCTCTGCACGTGTATATTCTACGACCTCAACGCGGCCACCAACCCACGACAAGATTCCTTTCATGAAAAGGTTACGTTCAGGAAGACGCATGATGTTCTCGACGGTTTCGTGAGACATCAGGCGGAAATCTCCTACATTCTCTTCAATCCTTGGTGAGCTTATTTTGTTGTGAAGCCGGTAAAACCATTCTGCCGTTTTACGCTTCATGTGTCCGTCTGTGCTTCGGTCAGTGCGCTTTGCCAGCACGACATCTGCTCCAGCCTGCCAGCGTTTAATAAGCTGCGGAATAACTTCAATCGGGTCCTGTAGATCGACATCAATAGGGATAATCGCATCGCCTTCAGCATGCTCTAGTCCAGCAAATAGAGCTGGCTCCTTGCCGAAATTACGGGTGAACGATATTGGCTTAACAAGCGGATCTGATACGGCCAAAGCATTTATGATGCTTTCGGTATTGTCCTTGCTTCCATCATTGATAAATATGATTTCCACTTCGTACCCGGCCAGCTCACGTCGTACGGCCTGATAAAAAAATGGTAAGGCGTCCTCTTCATTAAAGACAGGAACGACAAGGGAAATCTTCATTTCTGATCCTTGAAAACAACGTATTTAGAATAAATAAATCCGCAAACCAGGCTTATAGCTGAGAAGACTATCAGCGTTACAACTGGGTTGGCATGAGTGCGGTCAGCATATAAGCCCACGGCCGAAGCCATACCGCCCATGAAGGCGAGGTAAAGCAAGTAGCGGATGGTGGTGGCTTCTGCACTAAAAGTCCATTTCGCGTTTGCGAAGAAGGAAAACGTCACCGCAAGGCAAAATGCGGCAAAGTTGGAAAGGGATTGGGTCTGCCCCTGGGTATAGAGGACGGTGAATACCATCCAGTGGATGAGCGTGTTGATGACGCCGACAGAGGCGTACCGCGCGAAAAGCTTAACCATTAAGAATTTCCCCATTAGCAGAAGGTGCGGATCTTGGCATTAGATGGGCGTTATGGCAAGGTTTCGTAAGGATGTGTAAGCCAATAAAAAGCACTTACTTGATGTTGAGGTGTAACGAGCCGAGCACTTCACGCTCAGATGTAGAAAACTGACGGGTTTTATAACCTATTGTATGCAATTTGTACAAAATAACTGCAAATTTTTTTTCAGTATATAATTATACCTTTACCTAATTTTAAAAAAAAATCAAGTAAAAAAGTAATCTATATTCATCAAGTTGGATGGATGTTAGATACATAAAATGATTACAGAGGTTCGCCATTAAGAGAGCTGAATAAGATTATTGATTTTTGTGATTGCAAGTATAGTGTCGTTGATGTTTTTTTATTGCACTTTACCTCAAAGTGAATATTATGAGATTTTGACTTATTGATTTTGGTGGTGGTTATGTTTGATTCAACCAAAAGCATGTGTCTCTATACGGGGATTTTTGGCGGTTATGAGAAACTAAACGAATTAGAAGGAGAAGTCGCGGCATCAAAAATAAAAAAAATTTGTTTTACGGATGATCCTGACCTTACAAGCTCTACTTGGGAGATAAGGGTGGTTAAACCTGCTTTTCCTCTAGACTCTGTAAGAAGCCAAAGAATGATAAAAGTAAACCCTCATAAATTCCTCAAGGAATACAAAAATTCAATTTATATTGATAATACCGTGAGATTGCTTATTGATCCAATTAAAATAATTAAAAAGTTTTGTGGGTCAAGTAATGTATCTCTGCCTGTTCATTCATACCGGAACAGTGTTTATGAAGAGTTTTTTGAAGTTGCACAAACTGGCCTTGATGATTCCGCTCGGATTTTTGAACAACTAAATCATTATCAAATAATTTGTCCAGACTCATTACACCGCAAACCATACTGGGCAGGATTTATTGTCAGAAATCATATGGATAATGATGTTATTAAAATAATGGAGGAATGGTACGGACAGATATTGCGGTACAGTAGAAGGGATCAGCTATCTCTTGTATACTCAGAGATAATGTCAGGTGCAAAAATAAACAAAATAGAACTTGATAACTTTGAGTCTGACTTTCACCAGTGGCCTGTAAGCAGTAAAAGAGAAGTCAGTAAGCGCTCTTGGTCGCCTTCTCTTTCTGGAGCAATGCCTATCTTAGAGAAAATAAAAAGCATAAAAGTTATTGAAAATGAAGTTGACCTAAAAATCAGAAATTTGATTTTAATGAAAGAAGAAATATCACAGAAATATAAGCCAAAAACACCGCCAGAAGGTTTTGATCCAGATTTATATTTGTCGATTAATAAAGATGTACAAGCAGCGGGCCTTGATCCTGTGCAACACTATCTTTCTCATGGATGGAGCGAGGGGAGAAGATGGCGATAAATATTTGGGTTAACGCCTCAGCCTGAAGGCTGGGGTGTATTTCGTCAATTTGAACAAGTTCATGATGCAAATAAGGGAAGCATAGCACATGTGTACTACATAACCCTGTAGCACACATGTAGCACAAAAAAATACCGCAAAGCACCTTATATCCACCGGATTGGTGGAACGCGCTTTGCGGTATGCCTCTGATAAACCTTGAATCAACCTTAATCCACGCACGACTGCAAAACTGCTAAGTGAAATTATGAATATGCAGGTCTACCCCCCACAACCAGCACGGCGTATCAGACACCCCAATGAAAACACTATGGTTAATCGCAGCTGTGCTGCTGCTCTCCGCCTGCGCGACCAAGCAGTACCCCCAGGCTTCCGCGGTAACGGATAGAGAAGCGGTAACGCTGAATTGCCAGGCGCTGGAACAGGAAATCGTTAAAACGCGCCATATCCAGCAGGAGATCACGGAGACCGGCAGCTTCGACTATCGCACCGTACTGGGTTTTATGGGCGATCTCGGCATCGGCAACGGCCTCGCTCGCCACAACGCCAGCGAAAAAGCCAAATCGCGCCTGGCCGAGCTACAGGCGCTGCGCGATGTGAAGTACATGACGGCAACAAATTCAAAATCAGAGGCGAAAGGGCTTTTCCCTTCCAGCTAGCGGAAGAGCACACGCAAAGCTTGTTTTTAGAAATGTTATATCATAACATTTTACACTCTTTCACTGATGGAGGGTAACTATGTTGGCAGGTAAAGGGAAAGTCATCGCATTGAGTCTGCTGCTTAGCGGACAGGCTATGGCCCATGGCCATCACGCGCACGGCCCAGCGCTGTCGCAAACAGAGCAAAAAGCGGCCGAAGGGGTGTTTGACGACAAAGATGTAGAGGATCGCCCGCTATCAGACTGGGATGGGGTATGGGAGTCCGTCTATCCGCTGCTGGAGCAGGGAAAGCTGGACCCGGTTTTCGCGCAGAAAGCGCAAAAAGATGGGCATAAAACGCCAGAACAGGTTAAAGCTTACTACCGCAAAGGCTACGCCACGCAAATCGAGCGGCTGGGCATTGAAGATGACGTTATCGAATTTCACCGCGGCGACAGCGTCGCCTCCTGCCGCTACAGCTATGCCGGACATAAAATCCTGACCTACGCCTCCGGGAAAAAAGGCGTTCGCTATCTGTTTGAATGTCATGACAGGAACAGCCAGGCGCCGAAATATGTGCAGTTTAGCGATCATATTATCGCACCGCGCAAATCGAGCCATTTTCACCTTTTTAGCGGCAATATCTCTCAGCAGGCGCTGCTGGAAGAAATGGATAACTGGCCCACTTATTATCCCTGGCAATTAACACAGGAACAGGTGGTGGCTGAAATGCTGCATCATTAATATTAATGGAATTGCATAAATATATTTCAGTCAGGCACTTTTTCTGAAAGCGATATATCACTTCAACGGCATAAGAAGTCTTGTCGATGATGCTTTTCAAATAGCGGTTCTGCCGCAGGCCTTGCTGCATCGGCTCTTGCGCTGAAGCGTCTCCCAGGCACAAGGGTCGCATCAGAGAAGGTCACAGTTATAATATTACCTGAGCGTGACCATTCTCTTACTGAATCAGATATATTCCAGCGACAATCGCGCTGACAGAGATAATATGTAACAGTTCGGTCATGAGCTTTTCCTCCAGTGCAGACTCTTATTTTATTGAAGAAGCTATAAAGCGATCCGTCAATAAACAGAATTAAATTTATCTGCGTTGACGACGGCGCCTTTGTGAAAAGGTTCGTGGAGCACAGCCGGTCCAGTAAGCCAAACGGCAGCGACGTAATGTTTCATCTTTTACGCTTCGTTCACGTTTCAGCAAGCGAGGGCGCGTAGCTGATAGTCACGGCACTAAACTAAATATACCCAATAGGGGTAACTGGAGGTGCGTATGTCAGAACGTCCTGATGATATCGATCCCATTCCCGGCGACGGCCAGATCCCAGGCGGCGTAGAAGATATCCCCGGCGGAGAGGGGGATGAGATGCCAGAAGATGATGAGTATGTAGAAGATGACATTGAGGATGAGGATGAAAATCTGAATCCCTGAAGGTCAAAGCCGTCTGCGGACGGCTTTATTCATCGAAGCGCGCAAAAAATTGCCCGCACAGGTCAGCGGGCAAGTCCAGTCAAGCAGAACTCTCGATTGCATTACGTAAAGGGTATGCGCATAGCGCCAGATTATCTTCTCACCGGCGCTACGATAAAGAAACGCAGGAGCAGGCATTCGTCACAGGAAATTCTTATGGGCAAAAAAAAGCCCGCTCAAGGCGGGTGAAATCGTTACATGGAATCATCCACATGCTTAGTAGGACGCTGCTTCGCGGTGAAAGTTCGAGCGAAGCGGAAGATTTTAGCTGCTTACTGCGCCGTATCGCGATAGCGTCGCCACTCTACCAGCGTGCCCAGCACAGACAGCGCCTGTTCCGATGAGCGCAACAGCGGATAATCCTCGTTCATCGGCGCCAGCTCAAAGCTGTTATGACTGCGCGCGCGATATTTCCGCAGCACATACTCATTCTCTCCATTAAGCGCCAGCACCAGATCCCCTGGCTGGGGCGGCAATTCCGGATCGATAAGCAGCAGATCGCCACGCAGGCACTGCGGCGCCAGCGCATTGTCCCACAGCGTCAATGCAAAGCTGGTGACAGAGTAGCTGCGATCGGCAGGGATCCGCCTGATGATCTCAACCTGTGACGCCTCCGCCAGCCAGTCGCCAATCTGTTCTCTTTCCAGAAAAGGCAGGCCGGCTTGCGCCTGCGTTTGTATAGTAAACACCGGTCCATCCCCGTCTACCAGCCATGCCGGCGCGCAGCCTAGCACCTCCGCGAGTCGCAGCAGGTTTTCTCCGCGCGGCAGCGTTTCCTCTTTTTCCCACTGCGATATCGCCACATGGGAAACCGAGATTTTTTCCGCAACTGCTTTTTGCGTCAAATTCAGTGCTTTACGTCGAAAGCGAATACGATCGCCCGTGGTTTCTTTTTCCATCTTCTTGACATCTCCTGAGAGCCAGACTTAAGTATACTTAAGCTGTGAATTTAAGCAATCTTAAGTTACGGCGAGGGAGGCGCTTTGCGTTTTACGCCTGACGTCAGCAGCCGTTACCCGTCAAGGTACAGAGGTGAGGCATGGAAAGTAGTTTGATAACCAGTGTTGGCGCGTTAGTTCTTGGGGGCGGAGCGGCCGCGCTTTTCTGGAAGCCGCTTATTGCAGGCATTGCTTCTATTGTCACCAGCAATCGTGCCGGTGGAGAAATCATTACCAGCTACAAGGAGCAAGTCTTGCTGCTGAAGGAGAGCAATGCGCTGCTCCGTCAGGAGAATGACGATTTACGCATACGTCATGATACCAATTTACGACGGATATCTACCCTGGAGACCGATCTTCGCTTAATCAAAAACGCGCTCGGCATTCTGGTCGTCATGACCGATGCCGATCAAAACAGCAAGTTCCGTAATGAAATCGACAGGCTGATTTCTACATTAGAGGAGCATAGCGATGGCCGAGATACACAGTGAAATAAGACCGGTGAGCCACAAGCGTAAAGTCATGCTCGGCGTGCTGATGCTGGGCATGTCGTTGGTATGCATTGTGATGACCATCCTTTTCTTATACGTCAGCAGCACGGCTAATCAGCGCGTTGAGGATATCCGGCGCGAAGCGCGCGAGTCCGCCGCGCGACGTGAAGCCAAGGTGGATGAGCTTTCGAAGCAGGTGAACGTGCTTCAGAAAAAGCTGGATACGCTACCCGATCAGACGGTCGACAAGGTGAAGCGGGTCGTCATACAGGATGAAAATGCTACGAAGCCTTAACGGGAGAGTCTAATGCGAATTTTTAACCTGATTGGTGAAGGCTTTCATGCCCTCCGATCGTTCATCATCACTAAGGAGTCTGCCATGACCGATACCAGCATCATTAACTCAACCACGCCAGCAAGCGATGCCGAGCTGCCGCAGTTTGCCATACCGGAAGCCAATGTGCCGACCGATCCGCAGCTGCAGCGTTTATCCTCTCCCTCAACGGTGGCGCCAGCCACCTCTGAAGAGACGCCAGGCGAAACCCATGTGGCGCCGGATGCGACGGCGCAGCATACGCCGTCGCCATCGGCGGATCAGAACGCTGCGCCCGACGCTTCAGCCTCACAGGCTGCGGGTCAGGCTGCTGCGCCCGACGCTGCTGCGGCACAGGCTGCGGAGCAGGCTGCAACGCCCGACGCTGCTGCCG